ATGCTGATGGCGATCTAGTACAAAAAGCTTTACAGTTAGGCGTTCAACCTTTTGGCATGAGCGATGAAGAAATCATGCAAGCTATCATGCAAAAACAACAAGTTGATGATATGTCTGGTGCTAGTGGCTATACAAGCGAGGTTTCAGCTGATGGAGAAGGATACAAAATGTTTGGTAAAGATGGTTTAATTTTTGATCCATCCAATCCTTTAGATTATCTTTTAGCAGTGCCCGGCGCAGGAATGATTGCTGGTGGTATAAAAGCATTAAACACAGGAAACAAATTAAGAAAAATAAAAAAAGGAGCAGACGTTGTATCCAAGGCCAATAATCCATACACAAGAGGCATAGCAACTGGAGCTATAGTAGCAGACATAGCTTTAGATCCAGAAATGCAAGACATTGCAAAAGATATATTTACCAATGATGCTTTAGATGATGCCGCAGAAGATCTAGCAGAAATGCAAGACAATGAATTTATTGACTTTGAAGAAGATGGAGGCATAGCTCTTGATATAGAGGGTATGTCACCAGAAGATATTGCAGCTGAAATAGGAGATAAAAAAACTCCATTTGATAAAATGAAAGGGATAGAAGCCTTTGCAAAATTTGCTAGTCAACTAGGTACATCTCCTGGCGATGTACCACAAATGACAATGACAGGCGATCAATTCTTTGGAACTAATACTTTTAAACCACCAGGTGTCATGAGAATGGCTAATGGTGGTATAGCTCAACTTGCAGATGGCGGTGTGCCACGCGGTAAAGTAGCCGCTCTTAAAGCTGGTATAAAAGCATTAGTAAAAAAAGTAACACCAAAAAAGAAACCAAAAACTAAAAAGAAAGCAGATAAAGAAAAAGAAACAGCTATATCTAAAGACGCTCCTGAAGGACCAAGCGCTCTTGATTTTGTAGATCCTTACACAGCAGCGGCAATCAGAGGCTCTGCTAAAATGGCAACAGATCTTGCTTCAGCTACCAAAAGAAATATTAAACCTCTTGCTGGAGCTATAGGCACTTATGGAACTCTTGGAGGCGGCATTGGTTATGGAATATATAAAGGTCTTACTGGCAAAAAAAATCTAGATGATGATGATAATAACAACAATATAGCTACTGGCGGTGGAGATATGGATGTGCTAGATGGAGAGTCATTAAAAGATATTCATTACGCTAGATCAATGGCTCGAGCTCAAGAAGCTGGAAGAGATAGGCCTACTTTCATGGATTATGTTGCATCTTTCCCCGGAAGCTACACTGATAAGCTGGGTAAAGATCCTGAGTTTGCACAACAAATGATGGCTGGGTTTGTGGCCATGATGACACCATCAGAGGGATACGTTCCAAGAAATGCTATTGCAGATTTTGGTGGAGCTGTTCTAAAAGAACAAGCAAGACAAGAAGGAGAAGTTCCTGATCAGATTAAATTAATGGAATTAATAAGTGAAAAACCAGAATTGTTAGAAGCTTATAAAGGATTTCAAAAAGCAACAAAGGGGCAAACTTTTGAAGAATTACAAACCGCAGCAAAATTAATTGAAGGAGAAATAAAAGAATTTCTGTACAAAAAAGCTGGCAGTAAAAAACCCGTGCTTAAAAAAGGATCTCAAGCTATAGGACAGCCTGAAATATTAAATGCTTTTACTTTGTATGAAATGTTTGAAAAAGAAGGTGGAGACTCAGCAGCTTTAGCAAAAGTTATAGCTCAAGTTGAAGGAGTAATCTAATGCCTACGGTAACCTTACCGGACGGAACTAATTATTTCATTGATAGCGATGATCCCAATGAAATACAAAATAAAATAGCACAAATAACCAAACAAAAACTTTCTCCAGAAGGATCTACTTTAGGAAACATAGGTAAGGCGGTACCCGCTGGCCTTATTGGAGCTGTTCAAGGTGCTTCAACAATACCCACAACTTTTGTTGATCTTTTGTTTAATACAGAAGTAACTGATAACGTTAATGAATTTTTTGATGCTGTTAAACCAGACGTAGAAGGAACAGCTGGTAAAACAGTAGAAATGTTAGTTCAGTTTGGTGTGCCTGGTCTTGGTACAGTAAAAGCTTTATCTGGTTTAAGCAAAGCAAAACAAGCATTAGCTGTAGGCGCAGTAGATGCTGCGGTAGCCACAGATAATATTGATACTTTTGCAGACATGTTTGATAAAGAAAACGATGAAGAAAGAATTAAAAATCTTGCAGGCAGAGAAGCCGCAGCAGCTAGACTTAAAGAAAGATTGCAAGTTTTTGCTGAAACTTCAGCATTTGTTTATGGCGCTCCAAAAGTATTAGGTGGAGCTGTAAAACTTGCTGGCGGTGGGCTAGATTTGGCTGCCCCTTATTTTAATGCTTTAGCCATGGGTTTGGATAATAAATTTGGAGCAGTAGCTGCCGCTGAAAAAGCAAATAAAAGCGCATGGGATTGGTTAAGAAGAAACTTTACTTATGGTGGAACCTACGAGCAAACTGCAAAAAACAATAGAGCAATTATGGATGTTACTCAGGCACAAAAATCTTATGCCTCAGACCTTACTTTAGCGGTTGGTGAGAACATGGATAAAATTCAAAAAACAATTGTAAGTGCTTTTAATTATGGCGGAAAATTAAATGCTGATGATGCTTTAGATTTAGTCAAATCAATTACAGCATATAGAACCCCATTAACTGTTGTTGAAAGAGATTTTCCAGCTCTTATAGGCGATGCAAAAAAAGCTAAGATGACTCAAATTCAAAATGAAGCTCTTAAAAAAATAAAAACTTATGAGGGTTCTGGAAATAAAATTGATTACAAAGAATTAGGCGTGGATCCTGACAATTATTTATCTTCTATTTTAAACAAAAACAAAGAACTATTTTCTTTAGAACAACAGTTGTTATCAGAGTTAATTGTTGGCAAAGACTCTATTCCAGGTATGACGTTAGATAGCGGTTTTAAAAAAGCACTACAAGATAACATTGGAAAATATGGAACAACCTTATATAGACAGATTCTTGACCCAGGATTTCAACCAGCTCCTGATGTATATAAAAGAGCTATTGATAAAATAGTAGATGTTTTTGAATTACCAAAAACTGATATTGGCGTATCTCAAGCAAAACAAATCTTTAAACAAATAGCAGATCCTGAAAATTATAAAGGAGCTGGGGGAGAAAAAACTCCAGAGCTTTATGTAAATAATATTAAAAGCGGATTATTAAAAGGAAAAAAATTAAAAAACCTTCCAGAAATTAGAGAAGCATTAGGAGAAATTACTCCTTTAAATTACAAAAAAGGATCTGAATGGAAACAAGCCCTAGAAGATGAAGCCTTTGCTTCTACCGCAACCATGTCTAAAATTGCAACTTTAGTAGGAGATATTAAAGCTTTCGATGAAATAAAAATACTCAATGACACAGCAAAAAAAAGAGGTACAACAACATTTTTAAAAACACCTGGTGAACTAGAAGCTGCAAATATAAATACAAAAGATTTATCTAGCCAAGGAAAGAAACCAAAACTTCTTGATAGCGTTGAAGTTAATGGCGTTAACTATAAAAAATTTGGACCTGAGTCAGGAGTTTTACAAGATATGTATGCGCCAGAAGTTTTTGTTAAAGCATTGGGAGAAACAGCTTTTAATTTTAAAAAAGGTGTGCCAGATATTTTACAAAACGCTTATAAGGGATTGCTGGCTTTAAAAACCGTAGGGCAATATAACAAAACTTTATTATCCATTGGCGCTCATATAAGAAACAATACTAGCGTACCAATCATGGCAATGATGAATGGTAATCTTGGGCCTTCTGGAAGTTTTGTTGATGCTTTTAAAAAATCTTTTGCTGGTGTATTTGATCCAAGAGCAAAAACAAAATATCAAAAAGAGCTCAAAGAATCTAGAGATTATAAAATTAATGTAGGTAGAGGATTTCAATTACAAGAAATTGCTGATGTAGGTACTTATGCCATACAAGATGTTGGCCTGATGGAAAAATTAAAAACAAAAGGAGTAACAAGCCAATTACAAAAATTTAGAAACAATTTTTTAAAGCCAATTGAAAGAACTTACACAGGATCAGATAACGCTGCTAGATGGGTTAATTGGAATGGCGAACAATACAAACTTTCAAATGCAATTGCTAATTCAGCAGACGATGCTGTAGTTCCAGTTATTGCTGTTAAAAACATTACCGATCCAACAATTAGAAATTTAATTGAAATTGGCCCTAGTGGAAGAGAAGCTGTTGTTAATGTTGGAAAATTAAAAGCTGCTGGAGACGATGTGGTAGAAAGATTTATTAAGGGTGAAAGCGCTGACATAGCATTAAATGTAACTCCAACTTATTCTAGGGTTCCAGAAATAGTAAAAACATTAAAGTTTATTCCTCTTATAGGTAACTTTACTGCTTTCCCTGCTGAAATATTTAGAAACATGGGCAACACTTTGCAAAGATCTATTAAAGAATTAGCTAGTACCAATCCCGAGTTACAAAAAATAGGAATAAGAAGATTAACAGCGGCTATGACCACCACGGTTGGATTACCAACAGGTTTAGTAGCGGTTGGAAAAGCCTTAACAGGATCAGATCAAGAGCAAATAGATGCATACAAAAGATCTTTTGCTGCACCCTGGGAAAAAACAGCGACCATGATACCAACAGAAACAGATGCTGCTGGAAACATTACAGGATTTATTAATTATAGTTATACCAATCCTTATGATTTTTTACAAAGACCGGTTAAGGCTTTGTTAAATGCTGTTTCAGAAGGTAATAGAAATGAAGCCAGTCTTATGAATATAGTAGCCAATGCGACAACAGATGCAATAGGAGAAATGGCAGATCCATTTGTATCTCCTAGTCTTGGTTTTAACGCTCTTTTAGAAGCAAGGCAAGGAAGAACAGATACTGGTAAAATTATTTACAACGAATCAGATACACTTGGAGACAGAAGCCTTAAACAAGCTATACATGTTTTTAATGCGATAGCCCCAACAGCACTACCTGTTACAATTCAAAAAGATGCAGAAGGTACCAAGTTTGTTCCTAAAGATTTTATTACTGCTGTAGCTTCTATTGCAACAGGAGAGAAAGATTTAATTAGTCCAAAAGGAAAGCCAATTGATGTGGCTGAAACTTTAACAGCAGCTTTTACTGGGATAAAAACTGTAAGGCCTCAGTTAAAAAAATCTTTGTATTATAAAGCAGCAGAATCTAAAAGAGCTATTAGAGAAACAACCAATGAATTTAATAGGCTTCTTAGATCAAACAGTGAAAGAGACTCAGAAGCTTTTATAAAAGGTTACATTAATACAAACAAAGATAGATATAATTCATTAAGAGATCTTTACACTGCAATTGAAGATGCAAGAACGCTGGGTCTTTCAGACTATGAAATAAAACAACAGTTAAAAATTGCAAAAGTAGCAGACAGAGACAAGGTCATGATGGGAATATTTAAGCCTAGCGAAATAGATCCAGATGTTTTATCTTTTGCTAGAAGAGGAACAGAAAGCAAAGCCGCTCAAGATGTTCCCGTTTCAGAACTTTTAGGTACTCGATTAGATTTAACAGGGCAAAGCCTTCAAGGACAATTTGAAGATCCTCGACAGCAACCAGTAGCTCCACCAGTTAGAAGAGCAGCAGATGTATTGAGAGAAGAAGAGATAAATAAAATATTAACAGGCAGACCCTAGAATATATCAACAACCAGTTCACATCTGGGATCATCTTTATCTACCCCACCAAACTTATAAACAACTTCCTTTACTTGTTTAAAGTCATCGTCTTGTATAATCCTGGCTTTAACCAAAGCATCACAAGCGAACTTATCTATGACTGAACATGGATTACTTATGTCAAGTCTTCGATTGCTTCTAGCATAGTAGGTGTAAGTCAATCTAACTGGCTCACTAAACTTAGGTAGGTCTTGTATCTTTTCTACGAGATCTTCTGAGTATATTTTTTTTGCTGTAGATAAAACTCTATAGTGTGCATTTCTATAGTTGTTAAGATTTAAAATAAATTTTTTTTTCTTTGAATAGTAAACATCCAAAGGTAGTTTGATTTGCATTAGGTTGATGGCCTAGTTTCAATCCAAGGTCTGATCTCTTTAATAGAAGCGCCATTAAATACTTTCTTAACTTTATCGCAAGTCTCCAAGATCTCTTCTGGGAATCCACTGTTTACAACTTCAATTAATTCTTTGCTAGAAAAAAAGTTTTCGCCCGGCGTGTTAAGGTTCTCAGCCACGTTAACAAATCTAATCTTGTCCTTCTCATACAAAACCATATCGTCATCCTTCTCCATAACATGGGCTGGTATTAACTCAGGTATAAAGTTATGTCTTGCACAACCTTTGGTTTGTCTGTCTTCACTAATCTTTCTATCGTGCTGGGTGCAATGCCAATGTGCATCTCCCTTCTCAATATCAACCTTAGCAAACCTACAAGATCTACAATGAATCTTAGGTGGCAGTGCTCTACCTAGATAACAGGCTTGTTGGCCTGGTGTCATGTAGCTTTTGATTCGGTAATCTGTTTCTGGTATGTAGTTATCTGGTGGTGCTTCTGCTAGTAAAATACTTTTTGCTTTCTCTATCAAAGAATCAAAAGCATCACTATCATACTGAATAATTTCAGTATATAAGTCTGAGTTATTTTTGTTATAAACAATTGCAATGCATTGAGTAAATTTAAACAAGCCCATGTATAAATGTAACTGGGCAGCATACTCTTCTGACCAATCACAATAACTACCAAGCTTTACTAGGTTGTTAAAGCGATTGTCGTTAGCTGTCTTGAACTCTAATAAAAATGGATCCTTGGTATCAATCCCCGGAAAGTTTTGCCCTACGCCATCGATATGGCCTTTGACGTGACCTCCCAATGTCTCTGTCTCAAACTGCTTACCATTGCGAGCAACGTCAAAGATCTGAGCACCGGGAATCTTTCTAAGCTTTTTAATAAGATCATCCTCAACCACGTTGCCTAGATCAAGAAGCCTCAAGACTCTAGCAGGCATATCGTCAGGCATAAGCCAGCGCCAACGCATCCAAAGTAAACGCTGATTAGGATTACCTATCTGACTGATTCCTAAATAAAATCTTTGATGTCTTTTTTGTTGCAGTTCAACATCATCTAACAAATGGTTTATATCTTTCATAGATCTATATCCTCATTTTGTTTGGTTTTAATTCCAACAACGTTCTCATACTTACCTTGCTTTTGCACAATGATCTCAGAGATTGTATCAAATGCACCGCTGTTAATTAATTCAGCAGCCATCCATGGTTGACTTGGTGATCCCCACTTGGTAGTAATTTTTTTCCACTTACGCACTGCCATATTATGTGCAGTAGGATGACCAAACATTAGTGGCATCTTCTTGGGAAAGAACTCATCCTTAACTGTAAAGACTACCTGACAATACTCACTGCCATTTTTAGACTTCACCACAGAGGCGTAGATGTCCGTGATGGGTTTATTTTTAGGAGCTGATGCTTTTCTTTCATCTGATAAAACAGCTTGCTTCTCAGCCTTGGTACGCCTTGCTACTTCCCTTTCCTTTTTGGTCCAAAGAACTTTTGATTGTGTTGACTCAAACACTTGGCCGCACTCAATACATTCTTTAGCAGAAGGTGAGTTGATAGCATTACAACTTGCACAAATCTTAGGCTTGTATCTTCCGGGCAGACTTTCGCCAGGCTCTACCTCATCTAGACAGCCATGTCTAGCTACGTTCTCACCATAGTCAAGTAGCAAACAGTTCTCTTTGTTATCATGCAATCGCATGCCACGTCCACACATCTGCACATAGAGTCCAACACTTTGCGTTGGTCTAAGCAATGCTATACAATCTGTTCGCGGGGCGTCCCAGCCTTCGGTTAAAACCCCAACATTGCAAAGGGCATGAAGCTTGCCAGACTCAAAGTCCGCAAGAATCTTATCCCGGTCTTGGTTGGGCGTCTCCCCTGTAACCACAGCAGCATTAATTCCATGTTGCTTTAGGTACTGAGTCATCTTCTGTGCATGGAGAACGGAAACACAGAAAAACACCGAGGCTGTTCTGCCTTTTGTATAGGCGTTATCAATCCAATCACTTATAACTTCAATGATGGTTTCATCTACCATCGCTATGTCTTCTAATTCTTTTTCCCGGAAGTCTCCACCTTTGAACTTTAAACTAACTTTGCCAGCATCAATGATGGCATTGTCGTTAACAGCAAAGGCAGACAATCGGCACAAGTAACCTGCTTGTATTAACTCTGGTATCGATACACTGTAGGCAAGACCTTTAAAGAAATGATCTTTACGATTGCCATAGATGTAGCCTTGACCCATGCGAT